GAATTAGCCAGCGCCCAGCAAAAATCAGCCATTGGCATTAAAGCAATTGAAAAAACTGCAGATGATAAATTATCTATTGAATTAGATAATGAGCAAAAGTTTGAGTTTGATCTGCCAGCCGGTGCTAATGGTAAAGATGGCGCCCAAGGTGAAAAAGGCCAAGACGGCTTACATGGTGCAGGCCTTGAGGCAAAAAGCTGGGAATCAGGCGTTTACCGCGAAGGCTCAATTGTCCAGCATCACATTGGCCAATTCTTTAAAGCAGTAAAAGACACAGCTGACGAGCCAGGCGAATCCGCCGATTGGGAGCGCATTGGCAATGCTGGCTTTAGATTTGCAAAGACATTTGATAAAGAAGCCACTTATCAAAATGGCGATTTATATATTAAAGACTATGGCTTGTTTGGCGTATTTAACGGCGAAGCTAAACTTATTGCTGGCCGCGGCGCAAAAGGAGACAAAGGTGAAAAAGGTATTGCAGGAACAAATGGCAAAGACGGTATTGACGGTAAAGACGGCGCTAAAGTTGTTGCATTTGAAGCTAAAGGCTTTGCTGCAGCGCTTGTCATCGAAGAAGTAGACGGAAGCCTAAAAACATATTCAGTTGATTTTGCTAAAGCATTTGATAGCGAAGTTGAAGCCTTGCGTAAAGAGTTTTATGAATTGTCTTATGACGAAGTCACTAAGGTAGTTGAAAAAAGCTTGCTTGTGCATGAAGCTGATGATACGGCAGCCCCAATCCGTTTTTATCGCGGCAACTGGTCAATTGATAATGGCTATCAAACTGGTGACGTTGTTTCATTCGGCGGCAAGCTATATATTGCAATTGAAGCCTCACAATCTGCGCAACCTACTGGCGGCTCATTAACTAACCCACTTGCTGGCAGCCAATTTTGGAAAGAAATGCAAGTCTTGTCTGGCGGCTCCTCAGGCGAAGGTGGCGCGGGCACTCCAGGGCCTATGGGTCCAGCAGGCCCTCAAGGTATTCAAGGTATTCAAGGCGAACCAGGTCCAGTAGGGCCAACTGGTCCTCAAGGTCCGCAAGGCATTCAAGGCGTTGCTGGTTTAGGCATTACATTTAAAGCCAGGATTGCCACAGTTGCAGACTTACCAGCGACTGGTGAATCTGGCGATATGTATATTATCGATGAGACTGGTGATGCTTGGATTTGGTCAGAGATTGATGCAGCCTTTGAAAATGCAGGTCCGCTAGTTGGCCCAACTGGAGACCAGGGTCCTGTTGGACCAACCGGCGCGACTGGTCCGCAAGGTCCTCAAGGCTTACCAGGACCAACTGCTGTATCAGCTAATGCTGGCAACACTGCAACTCTTGGCACAGATGGATTGATATTTGTCCCAGCTGGCACTGGCGGCAGTGGCGCTTACTTGCCGTTAGCCGGCGGCACAATGACTGGTTCAATTGTCATGCCAGCTGGCACTGTAATGAATTACACAAATAATTATTCAATGTTTACAGCGAATGGTGGAGTGTCATTTAGAAATGGCGCGGCTGATTTAATTGCATTCTCCACATCTGGCATTTATGCTTATAAACCAATAATCACACCAGCCTCTGGCATTGGCGTTCAATTTGGTACAGGTGGCGCTTATTTATCTAAAGTCTCAACTGGTATTGGCGCTTATATTGGTGGAGTGCAAAAGTTTAGATTTGATAACCCAGAGCACATCTCATTCAATCCAATCGTTTTACCAGCCGACCCAGTTGCTCCTCTCCAGGCTGCGACAAAGCAGTATGTTGATGCAGCTGCGGTTGCCGCTGTCCCTACTCGTAAAAAGGCAGAGGCTGTCTGGACCGGCGTTAATTTCACATTAAACACAACTACCGAGACAAATCTTGTCTCATTATTGAAGATATTGGGCGCGCCTACCTCTGGTCAATTGACATCCCCATTTGTGGACACAGTTGCGAACAAATTAAAAGTTATTAATCAAGATGCATCAATGTTTTTCAAGTTGACATTGTCTGGCACATTCGCTGGACCTAGCACAACTGGCAGAGGCATTTCTTTGACATTTAATTTGACAAGCCCAGATATATACACCCAGGCAAGAGATGAGGACCCAGCTGGTGACAAGTTCGCTTTTGGCACATTCTTTTCAGTGGATAAGGATGGATTTTTTGCGACCAATGGCTGCACCACGACTCTCCGCTGCTATGGTTCAGCTTACACAATCACAGAGGCAAAATTAGTGATTGAGCAGAATACAATTGGAGCTTAATGATGCTTGAACAACTAAAAAGATTGCTTGGAATTACTGACAACACTCAAGATGCTTTATTGACTGAGCTCTTGATTGAGGCTCAGGAATATGTCGAAGAGTTTTTGCAACGTAAATTAGATTTGGCTGACTATGAAGACTATATTGAGCCAGGCTGCGCTTCTACTTTGGTAGTGCGTAACTTTCCATTAGAGTCAGTTACCTCTATTGAAACATTAGACGGCTTTGCATATACAGAGTTTAAGCTTGTTAAGCCTTCTGGCGAGATCCGTTCCAATATTGGTTTTAATGGTGATTTAGTTATTAATTACAAAGGCGGGTATGCTGTTCTTCCAGCCTGGGCTAAAAAAGCAATTGTTGAAACTGCCGCAAACTTATTTGCCTCAAATGGCAGTGGCAGTAGCGGCGTTGCAATTGGCGCTGTTAAGTCAGAGGAAATTGTCGGGGTGGCAAAGGTCACTTATGAAACTGGCAGCTCAAGCTCTTCTAGCAATAACAATTCCGGTGGCTTTGGATCAATCCCTGGCTATGTAATTGACACACTTGAGCCACATAGGAACCGCTATGCTTAATCCAGCAGCTGTTAGCTCTTTATATGCCAGAATGTTTGACGCTTATGCGCATGACATTAAAATTCAGGCATTAAATGGAACAGTGTGGGAAGATGTCAAAACTGTTAAGGCAGTTGTGCAAAACTATACGCCAAGCGAATTGTTATCCGGTGCTATTCCAGAAAATAGCCATAGAATTTTAATTTTAAATAGAGATTTAAACGGGTATAAAATACGCTTGAAATCTGATCGCTTATTTATTAATGGCAAATCCTACGTTCCACAAGCCATTAATGAATTAGCTAGAGGATCAGATAATTCTTATTATGCAACTGAGGTGAGGGTAATTGGATGAGCTCTAAATTTGTCCGCGATACTATCCAGGCACACTTTGCTGCCAATTGGACAGAGACACCTTACCACGTCATTGACGATATTGACGACGTTGAATCTATACCTACCAATGACTCTGAGCCTTGGGTAGGTATTGAATACGTTGCAGTCACGGAGCAGGTTAATTGCTTGCCAGCTAATATGTGGGACGAGCGTGGCACCATATTTTTTCATATTGCTATTCCTAATGGTTATCCATCATCATTAGCAATAGACTTAGGTGAGCAGCTGAGAAGATCACTACGTGGCGTCAGAATTGGCACATTAGTGATCGAGTCAGTTTCACCGCCAATCTCTCAGTCACCCCCTGCGATTGAGTGGAATTCACCTTGGCAGGGTTTTGCTTTAATTTGTTCATATCAATCTATAAGGACTTAAAAAATGTCATCCTCAAATCTAGTAAAAATTTCCTCAATTGAGGAGACAGTCTATGGTGTGACACCAGCGACTGGTGATTTTAAAACAGTGCGCTATACAAGCGAAAGCTTATCAGGCACTCCGCAAACAGCTGAGTCTGCTGAGATTCAATCTGACCGCACATCTGGCGGTCAGGTGCAAGTTGGTTTAGATGTTGGTGGTGACATCAATGCTGAATTGTCTAGTGATACAGCCTTGAATGATTTTATTCGTGGCGCAATGATGCAGCCAGTCTGGACGCCAGGCGCTATCGATGCTAATGATTGGACAGTGAACCCAATTGACAAGACATTCACTTCAGACACGACCTCATTAACTTACAGCGTTGGTGACTTGTTCATTGTTTCAAATGCAACTGAGACAAAGAACAATGGTCCTATGTATGTGACTGCTGTAGACACAGAGACAACTCCTGGCACAACTGTTTTGACAGTGGCTAAGGAAACTATTGCCTCTGAGTCTGGTCCAATGGAATTGACTCGCTCTGAACGATTATCAGTGGGCACTCAGCCAATTTCATTCTCAATCGAAAAAGATTTCACAGACTTAACTGATAAGGCAATTGCTTATCGTGGTATGTTGGTGAACCAGATGAATCTATCCATGACATATGGCTCAATCGTTGAGTCCAGCTTTATGTTCATGGGCAATGGATATGACACACCAGTTCCAAAGATGACTTCTGGTCGCACTATCACACCAGCTGGCACGACACAGCCATTCAATGCCTCTAGTGATATTGGCTTGGTGATTGTTGAGGGCGAAGTTGCTGATTTCTGTATCCAGTCACTTCAAATCTCATTATCAAATGGTTTAACACCACAAACCTGTATGGGCACATTAGCTCCTCGCCAGTATGCTTTGGGCATGGCCGCAATCACAGTATCTGGTAGCGCTTATCTAAGCAATGAAAATTGGGATTTGATGGCTAAGAAGTTAAGTCAGACTCCAGTATCAATTGCATTCTCTGTTGAAAATGATGATGGCGGCATGGCATTCGTTATTCATGGCGCCCAATTATCATTCCCAGACCCATCAAGCGGTGGTATGGATCAACAAGTTTCAATTGAGTTTAGCGGAGCAGCTAAAGCGGTTGAGTCTGGTTATTTCGACATTTATAAGTTTTAATCAATTGGGCCTAGGACTTCACGGCAGCTGCCTGACCTTTCACAGTCAGCTGTTCCTAGGTCCAACCTACTGAAAGAGTGAGAGCAAAAAATGAGTTTAAATAAATACAAGTTGCCTTTGTGCTTAACAGAGGGCGTATCGTTCACTTTGGATGATGCTAAAGAGGTAATTATTACTGTCAAGATGCCAATTGATGCAAACAAAGATTTTTCATTGGATTGGGCACGAAGATTAAAAGTATTAGATGGCGAGATTATTTCAACGCCATTTGACATTATTAAGGCACAGCAAGATTCCTTTTTTGAAACACAGATTATTAAAGTTGAAGGCGTAGATAGTCCAGAGACATTCTTTAAGGATTACCCATTGGCTAAGGATGAGATTTGGAACAAAGTCCAAGCTGAATTGCCAAACTATGAAAAAAAGGTTGAAGCCGAAGTAAAAAAATAATAAGGACCTTTACCTGGCAAGCTGATTGGGCAGGCAAATTTGATTTTTATAAAATGCTTGAAAAAAAGGGAAAGCTAAAGCCTGCCGATAAAATGCCAGAAGTATCAGATGGTGAAGGTCTTATGCTGAGTTTATTTCATGAGCTTAGTAGCGGTAGAAATGTTGGAATGTCAGTTGGGCCAATACCAATAACCCTTTTGTGGGAGGCTCAAAGACGATACAATTTAAGCAATTTAGCAATACATGTTTTGCAGCAATTAGACAGTGCTTATTTAAGGAAAATCAATGGCAGCAGCGCTAGAGATCGAGTATGATGGCAAGAGAATCACTCATTCTCAAGTGCCGGCTGCTTTCCTTGAGTCTGGACTAAAAGGCTTGAGAGCTTATGCTTTTGCATTAGGTAATC